GGAGGAAGCTTGGCTGCGGATTGTCCAATCCTTTTCATTTTTACCATACACGAGGCTATTAACCTGTCCATTATAAGATTTCGCTTATAACTTGGTAGAAAAGGCTCTAAGGAGTTTCCCGCAATTTGGGATTGTCGCACGATTTCTCGCACTAGCTGGTTATATACAGATAGTCAGAAGACTAAACTGGTAGTATTTACACTGTTTATCCTTACTAATGATACTACAATTAATAAGGCAGCCAACTGTTGGGCACAGGCGTTTATGCCACTCATGATACGGAGCACATTGTAATTTGTGGCGTATACTCTAATCTTGGAGGAGATAGAGGCTTTAGGGGTAACTTGTAATTGGAGGGTAGCGTTATCGATACGGGAGAAGTTGCAAGTACCTGAGGGTTGGTGTTCTTCGGGTTGGAGAGCGAAGGAATAGACGTTGATACCAGTGGCGGGGACGTTAGTGTGGTGTTGGTATGGTTGTACTAAGTTGAAGTAAGAACCTAAACGTTCAGAGAAACGGTCGTGACCGTTAAGTTGGAGTTTGGCTCTGACGACGGGGTTACGTCCAGCTCTCATGGGGGCAAGACCAGCGTGGTCAGCACCACCTGCGGCTTCATTGTAGTCAGAGAAGTTGACAGGGGCGTTGTTGTTGGTTCCGGCACCACCACCAAGAGGAAGGAAGGTTTTGCCGACTTCGGGGGTGGTTTGGAGTCTGCGGCCTTGGGGACCAGAGATATCCATAACAAGTTTGGAGGGGAAAGAAGTGGCGGACCATCCGGCTTCAACGTTGGTTCTGAGGGAGGCAAGGGGGTCAAGGAGACCGTTAGATTGGATCTTGCCGAAGGTGTCGTTGTCGAAGTCATCAGTGTAGTTGTTCCATTGGTTCATGTTGGGTTGGATGACAGAGTCACGTTGGACAACCCAGATAAGTTCTTTAACGGGGTGGTTGAAGTTAAGTTTGACTTTGATGTTTTGGGAAGTGATGGATTCGTCACCGGTGAATTGTAATTGTTCAATTAAATATTCGTGAGAGACTTGGGCAAAACGTCTTCTTTCATCAGTATCAAGGTAGATATAATCTACGTAGAGGGAAGCGGCTTCAAGGGAAGGTACGCAGAAGAGGTTGTCAGAACCGTCGATGTTTAAGCCGCAGTTGCCTAAGGGGTCGGCGGTGACGTAGCATTCAGATTTTTGTCTGAATTCAAGGATAACCTTGACTTCGTGGTATTGTAAGGCAATAAGAGGGAGGGAAAGACCTGGGTTTCTGCAGAACCAGAATTGGAAGGGGACGTAGAGGGTAGTTGCTTCTGCTTTTTGGAGACCAGTACCAGTTAAGGCGAAGGTGTTTCCAACCATATTGTCATAACCGATTTGATGACCGGGTTCTTGGGTAAGTTCATTCCAGATGTTTAACCAATCACCATAGTGTTTGTCGATTTGTTGACCACCGATTTCAATTTCTACATTACGGATAAGGACGTGTCCGATGTAGTTGACCCATCTGAAGCAGTAGTTAGTTTTGCCTTCAGGGACAGGGTTGAATTGGGGGCATTCAACAAGGGGGAGGGTAGTTTGTAAGTAAATTCTGTGGATTAAATCACCGTTACGGGAGATAGTGCAGGTAACACGTTTGCCGAAATCAGCAGTTCCGTTGAAGGTTTGTTCGATAGACTCCATAGAGAAGTTAGTGTGTCTACGATAGACCACTTTGAAGAAAGTAATTTGGGGATTTCCGGTAAGGTACACGTCTTGGGCACCATAGGCTACAAGTTGCATTAAACCGCCACTCATTTATTATAATCTAAAGATAGAAAAAAATTTTTCATGAAACGCCAAAAATTTCTAAAAAAATAATATTTTTATAAAATTATTATTTTTATTTTTTACAACTAAAAATACATAAAATAATTTTAGTAAAAAATATTTTTATGTATTTTTAGGAATTAGATATTTATATTTATATATTATTTTTTCTCTAATAATTGGAGATAATTTAATTTTTTTCTAAATGATTAATTTTTTATTAAAATGATGAATTTTCTTTAATATTTTCAATATTCAAATTATCTTTTATAAATTTTTGTAAATAATCATCTAAAAAAACCTCTTTCTTAACATTTGATTTAGATTGTCTAAACTCAAACTTCCCATTATTAACCATCTTGACACTCCATCCCGTCTTTAAAGCATTATAAATAAAAATCATTTTTTGTAACTCTACCAATTCTAAATCGGAATCCATATCTTTAATTATTAAAATTTAATAATATTTTTAACTTATTGATGCGTTTTTCCTGTTAAAAATATTCTTAACTTTAAAATATTTAGACATTAATATATTATTTATGTTTAAACATAAAAATAAGAAAATTTTAGTAGGAGATAATAGAATAACTTTAGATGCTAAACATCATGAAATTTTAAAAAAATTTAAAGATGAACAAAAAAAATATGGTTCATATCTTCAACAAATTGAAATTTTAAAAAATAAATTAAAAAAATTAGAAAGTAGTTTAGATGATGCAATCACTCCAGAATATTTAAGAGAAAAATTTGAAATTCAAAATAAAATAGAACATTATCAAAAAAAAGTCACTGATATTGAAAATGAAGAATCTAAAAATGATTATCTTTTAAAAACCGGTAAAATACTTTATGAATATTATGATCATTTAGATAACGTCGCCTCAGAACCCACTAAAAAGAAAACTGTTGAAACTAAACCCAAACCATCTATCATGAAATTTTTCTCAGATAATAAAGAAGGTAATTCTATTGTAAAAATGACTGATTTTATCAAATCTAATGAACAAAATTTTGACAGAAGTGCTAAACTTGATGAATTTTTAAGTATCATTGATAAAACTCATTGTTCTAAGAAAAAAATTAATAAACATATTGATTATTGTCAAAAATGTAAAAATCAATATAACAAAAACTTTGAAATGATTATTAATCCCAGCGAAGGTATCATGGCTTGTCCCAAATGTGGTAATATGGAATTTGTCCTCATCGACAGCGATAAACCTTCCTATAAAGAACCTCCCCCTGAAGCCACTTATTTTGCTTATAAAAGAATTAATCACCTTAATGAAATTCTTAACCAAATTCAAGCCAGAGAAACAACCGATATCCCTCAAGAAGTTTATGAAATGGTTCTTAATGAAATTAAAAAAGAAAGAATTACTGACCTTACCAAACTTAACAAAAATAAAGTTAGATATTTCCTTAAAAAACTCAACCTTAATAAATATTATGAACATATCGCCACCATCATTAATAAACTTAATGGATTACCTCCTCCAAATCTTACCAAAGACGTGGAAGAAAAATTAAGAATAATGTTTAGAGAAATTCAAGGCCCTTGGATGGAAATCACTAAAACTGGTAAAAATTTCCTTAATTACTTTTACGTTTTACATAAATGTGTCGAACTTTTAGGCCATGATGAATATAAAATTTTATTCCCTCTCCTTAAATCTCGTGAAAAAATACACCTCCACGATATGAAATGGAAAAAAATCTGTGATAAACTCGGATGGGAATTTATCAAATCTATATAACCGGTCTTTTAATCAAAACCACATAAGGAACCCCCTCAAATTCATAAAAATTTAAATAAAAGGTCTTTTCTAATTCCGGATATTGGTCTTTAGGTATCTTTGGAATACCCTCATAAGTTACTATACCCCTTAAAGTAAAACTCCTCAAATCATGGGTCTGAAAAAACATCTTATTACTATTATTTACATTGTTTTGAGTTATGGCCCAACATGTTTGTGCATCTACATTTACATTACAAGTTCTTTTATCTGACATATTTTATCCAATATTTTTATAATGGATAAAGAAATTAATATCCTCAACCAAAATGGTCTTTGCCCCTGCCTATACATCCTAAAAAAAAATGGATACCAACTCATCCTTTATGAATGCTTTCAACCTAGATTATTAAAATCATTACATTTTGGAACCTTAGATGAATGCAAAAATCACGCCAAAAAATACAATTACCCCCTCCTTAAAAATATCTTCTTAACTGAGTTCTAACTCAAACATCATATCATCATAGTCATCACTATAATAATAAGTATTTTCCTCTATATCTACTTGATAATCATCTATTATAGCATCTAAACCTTTTCCTCTTCTATATCTTCTATTTATTCTTCTTCCTACTCTACTCTCTTCCATATTATAAACATAACTATCTACACTTCTTCCTGAAACTGGTAAATCATGTCTTACTATTTGATTTACCTCTTGATATGAAAAATAAGTAAGAGGTTGCTTAATTTTAATGGAAGGGATTTTTATTTCATGACGGCAATAAGGGCATTTCCCAATTTTTAATTTATAAAAACAATTTTTACATATTTCATGTTTGCATTCTAAAGTTTTAACAATATTTCCTGTTAATATTTTGTCATAACAAATCCCACAAGTTTCTTTTTTGATAGGTTGCCCCTCCATTTCTAAATATTTGGGATATTAAATTTATTTATTTCGGAAAAAATAAACAAATTACCATTCTAAAAATATTATGGTAATTATATTATGGTAAAATATGATTTAATTTTAGTTGGATGTGGTATTTCATCATTATATTATCTTTATTATTATCAAACTGAAGGAAATATTTTAATTTTAGAAAAGAAACCTTCTTTTGGCGGAAGAATTAAAACATTAGAATATGAAAGTGGTGCATTAAGATTTCATTCAGGACAAAAAAATATTAATCATTTAATTAAAACATTTAATTTAGAAAAAGAACCATTGGTTTCAGCAAAAAGACTTTTTTTTAATAATCACCTCCAAAAAATAGACGAAAATCT